TGAAGGCGGGCCAACGTGGTACGGCATGATCGCCGATACCAACGCACCGGAGGACGATCACTGGTGGTCGATCATGTCAGGCGATGCACCGATGCCTGAATTTATGTCCGACGAAGAAATGCTCATGCTGCGCAAACCGGAAGGCTGGAACTTTTTTACGCAAGCTCCCGGCATGATCGAAACCAAGAATGAAGAAGGTCATGTAACTGCCTACCATGTGAAGCCAGAGGCAGAGAACATCGACAACCTGCCGGCGGACTATTACTCGAAGATCATCACTGGCAAAACAAAGGACTGGATCGACGTATACGTGATGAACCGCCTCGGCACCGTTTCCGAAGGTAAGCCCGTGTACCCGATGTACAACCAGGAATCGCACAAGGCGCAGACTCCACTCGATGTCATGCCCGGGCGCACCATTTGGGTCGGCCTCGACTTTGGTTTTTATCCTGCCGCAGTATTTGGTCAGAGGTCCGGCCACGGTCAGTGGCACATCGTCAAGGAAGTTGTACCCGAAGATATGTCTCTGCCTGAGTTCGCGCGCGTCATCAAGGCAACGCTCGCCGAGTTGCTTGTCAGTGAACATCAGCAGTTCAAGATTTACGGCGATCCGTCCGGCGACATACGCTCGAACGCACGCGAGGACAAAAAGACAGCGTTTCAGATTTTGGCAGCGAATGGCGTCAAGGCCTACCCGGCGCCGTTGCCAACGAACGACCCCACAATCCGTATCGAGACTGTCAAAGAGATTTTGAATCGCATGATCGACGGTCATCCCGGCGTACTCTTTGGCGCAGACTGCACCTATCTGAACAAGGGTTTCACATCGGGATACTGCTATCGCAGGATTGGCACAGGTGGCGCACCTCGCTATGAAACATCGCCAATCAAAAACAAGTACTCTCATCCACACGACGCGCTGCAATACCTGTTCCTTGGAGCTGGTGAAGGGCGCAAACTTATTCACCAAGCAGGCTCAGGCAAAGTCAAAGGAAAAGCGAAAACGAAATGGCCGGTGTTCGGGAAGAAACGCAGAGGCAGAAGTACTCGTCACGCGAACATCTAGTTTACTTCATTGATCGCAAGGGTCGCGGTTGGTGGGATTACCTGTTCCGTACCAGAGAAGGCTTTCGGCATTGTTTTTTAGCGCATTGGTGCGGCTGGTCACAACGCTGGCTGGTCATCGACTGGCGGCAATCGAAAACTGATTTCATCATCATGTATGACTTCGAGCTGGAAAAGATGCTCACTGGCATCCATGCCGAGAAGGTGACTGTCGTTCGCTTTGAGCCCGCGCCGGACAACGAGGACCGTGGGATGCTGATAAGCTACTGCTCGAATATGATTAGTCGCTACCTGGGCCTCGGCAGCCCTGCCTTGCTGACACCCTTTGGTTTATATCGTAGACTGCTGCGGGCAGGTGGTGAGGTCGTCTACTGTTGGAGAGATCAGAATGACCAGAAAGAGCAAGGCGTCACCGGAACAGAAACAGCTTGAAAAATTACAAATTGAGCGCGAGCGCACTTTGCGCGTCGAAAACGCCAGAGAAACAACCCGCGCCTTTGGCGATCAGATCGCTTTCCGCCGTAAGCTGAGAGGCATTTTCTCGCTACTGGGTTCTGGCGGCTTCAAGGGCTTTCCTCAAAACAACAGTCAGGCCGGCACATGAAACTTACTGGCGCGGCATTACTGAAACGATTCTCCAGAGCGAAAAGCGCCCGATCCAATTGGGAAGATTTGTGGCAGGATATTTATGATTTTATGCTGCCGGCAAGAGAAGGCTTTTACGAAACCGTTCCCGGTGAAGAACGCACCGTCGAAATTTACGACGAGACTGCACTTGTTTCATTGTCTGATTTTGTTTCTCGCATCAAGCAGGGCATTGTGCCATCGCATAGTATCTGGTGGCTGTTTGAACCGGGCCCTGAAATTTCACGCAAAGCAATAAGGCAACTGCAAGCCGAGCTGACCGAAGTAACGAAGTTCGTATGGGATGCGCTGGCTAATTCCAACTTTGACAACGAAGCGCAGGAAGTAATTACCGATCTTGGTGTTGGCTGGTCGACCATGATTGTCGAGGATGGTATCGACGGCAAGTTGCTCAACTTCAAAACCGTTCCGCAGTCGCATACCTTTTGGGATACCGGCCCATTCAAGACAGTCGATGGCGTGTTCCGTATTCGTGAAGCAGTACGCATCGCAGACATTCAGACTATCTGGCCCGATGCTACAATTTCGGAGCAACTGAAGGGCAAGCTGAACGGCAACCCGGATGCCGAAACAAATCTCATCGAGGCGTCTTATCGTGATTGGGACGAGCTCAATACGCAGCGATACATCTATCAGGTGGTCGCCTCTGAGGATAAATCTTTGGTGCTCGATTCCGAAACAAACGGACTCGGCGCACGCCCTTATGTTACGCCACGCTGGTCGGTCGCAGCAGGGGAAGTGTACGGACGCGGCCCGTTGATAAACGCACTTCCCGCTATTCGCACGACCAACCTTGTCACGGAAATGATCCTTGAAAATTCTCAGATGGCGATATCGGGACTATGGCAAATCGACGACGACGGAGAAATCAACGTCGATAACGTGGAAATCGTACCGGGCGCGGTGTATGCACGACCTCCGGACAGCCGCGGCCTCGAGCGAACTGACTCACCATCCAACTTCAACGTCGCCGATATTGTCCTCACGCAGCAGCAGACAAACATACGCAAAGCCCTGTTTGCACAAGACCTGGGCCCATTGGATCAAACACCGAGATCCGCCACCGAGATAAATGCTCGCATGGCAGACCTTGCCGAACAAACCAGTGGCCCTGCCGCTCGCCTCAAAACTGAGTGGACTGACCAGCTTCTGCAGCGGGTTATCTTCTTGCTCACAGAGCAGGGTGTCATTGAAATGCCACGCCTCGATGGCCGCCAGATCCGCATTATTGCGAAGTCGCCACTGGCGAGGGCACAGAAATTTGATGAAATCGAGCGTTTGCGTGGCTTTGCGGGTGATGTTCTTGGTATCCTCGGGCCGCAGGCGGGTCAGGTGTTCTTGGAACAGGGCGCTATCGTTGACCAACTACAGGAAAAATGGGAAGTACCGGCAACTCTGGTACGTGATGAGGACGCACGGGAGGAACTTGTGGCGAACGTGGGTGAGATCGGAGCAGAAGCACCGGCTCCGGGCGGCTTACCCGCTCAAACTGCAATCGGGCAATGAGTGAAGGTGAAGTAGCACAACGACACAGGCGACCAGTAAAGACCACAGCAGAGAAACCGAAACAGTACATCGCTCCTGACGGCAAGAAACGGCCGCCAAAAGCAGAGCATCAACTGAATGAGGCCTTTGCGATCGTGTTCTCTGGCGCGGTTGGCGACACGGTTCGCAACTATCTGAAGTCGATTACGACTAACCAGGTCATGCCTCCCGGCACTGACCGCAATCTTATTCAGTACCATGAAGGCGCCCGTTGGCTGATGGGCGTCATTGATACACGCATAAAAGACGGTGAGGACAAGAAACCATGAAACATCCAAAGTGTTCCACGTGGAACATCCGTAGAATTTTGAGTCTATTCCTGCCTTTCGAGGACGATCCACCACCACCACCGCCGCCACCACCCGGCCCCGGCGAACGGCCTGACTGGTGCCCTGAGAAGTTCTTTGATGCCGATACCGGACCGCGTACTGAGATCGGATTCAAGGCCTTCACTGAGCTGGAAAACAAGCTGCGAGCGGGAAAGGACACGCTCAAGGCCGAGCTGGACGCGGAACGCGCTGCCGGCGTACCTGAAAAATACGAACTGGCGATACCGGAAGATGTGAAGATACCCGATGACATTGAAATGACGCTCAATGCCGAAGATCCGCTGGTCGACTGGTTCTTTGGATTCGCCAAAGAGCAGGGCTTGACTCAGGATCAGGTCAATCTGGCGATCGGTGAATATGTCAAGATCGAGCTGGCGGCCATGCCTAACATGACGGACGAGATTGGCAAGCTCGGTGATTACGGGCAGGACCGGCTTTTGAAGGTACAGAACTGGCTCGGCAAGACGCTCGATGAAGCGGAAATGAAGTCGATCGCCCCAATTCTCACCTCTGCCGATTCGATTGCCGCTGTTGAGAAATTAATGAAAGCCTCTGGTCCCGGCAGTTTCAGTGGCGATCCGCCCGGCGATGCACTGACGCTGGAAGAACTGCGTTCGATGCAGAACGACAAAAAATACTGGCAGGAGAAAGACCCGGCTTTTATCAAGAAGGTCACTGACGGCTACGCGAGACTCTACAAAGGACAGCAAGCAACAACTTGACAAAAACAACCTGCTCACCCATATTCGGGCCGTGGCCGCTACGAACTAGCCCCGGCCCGGATTCTTCCGGCACAACCGATCAAGGCTAGTAGTTAGAGATAACCATAAGTTGTTATTTCAATCTACTAGGGGAAAAACGATGAACCTAATTCGTTTCTTGCTCGGTCTGTTTTTACCAATGGGCCAAACAAACTCGATAGACATCGCTTTCACCAAGCAGTTTGAGTCGGAAGTTCATCTTGCGTATCAGCGCATGGGCTCCAAACTTCTCAACACTGTTCGGCGCAAAACGAATGTCGTAGGTAAGTCCACAACCTTTCAGAAGATTGGCAAGGGTGTCGCTGGCACCAAGACCCGAGGCGGTCAAGTTCCGATCCTTAACCTCGCTCACACAAACGTCGAATGTATTTTGAAAGACAGGTACGGCGGTGAGTTCATCGACAAGCTCGATGAGTTGAAGATCGAACATGACGAGCGTGCGGCTGTTACGCAGTCAATCGCCGCAGCCCTGGGTCGCGCATCAGACGCGGATATCACCACAATTACCGATACAATTTCAGGCGAGACTTCGGTCACGGGTGTTGTTACACAACCCAAGATCGAAGAAGCGTATGAATTTCTCGGTAACGGTGATGTGCCGGATGATGGTCAGCGTTTTCTTGCCGTCGCTCCGCAAGGCTGGACTGACCTAATGGGACTCACACCGTTTGCCTCGCTGGACTTCGTACCTGAATCTGACCTGCCCTTTCCGAAGGTTGGCTTTAGCGCGAAGAACTGGTTCTCGTTCCACATCTTTTCCTTCTCGGGCTTGTCCCTGTTGACGGGTGTTCGGCAGAATGTTGCCTACCACAAGTCAGCTATCGGTCATGCCTCCGGTCAGGATGTTGCGATGGACTTCACATGGCAAGGTAAGGAACAAGCGCATTTGGCAGTTGGTTATATGTCAATGCAGGCCTGCCTTATTGACGACTTGGGCGGCTATCGCATCCGCTCAACGGAGGTGTAATTATGAAATTCTTAATGTCACTTCTGTTTTCGTTACTGCCTTGTGCGTTCGACGCTACGAACATGAACCGTCTGCAAGCGGGCACTGTGACTCTGTGGCTTTACAAATCGGTTGATGTGTTGGCGACGATTATCGCCTCTGCCTACTTCGATCCTTACGTCAATGATCTTCGTGAAAACGATATAATCATGATTGTGAGTACAAGTGGTGGCACGCAGTTGGTCGATGTGCTGGTGGTTACTTCGGCGGATAATGTTACCCCCGTCACCGTGACGAACGGCACGTAAGTTACCTCAAGGGGAGTGTGGGCCGGGGTTGGCATTGCTGACCTCGGCCCCAATTGCTTATGGCACAGAATGAACGGATAGAAGTATCGCGGCTGGCGTGCTTCGGGGCCGGAGTAGACCCGATAGACAGTTTCGACGACGGCACCACTCAATCAGAGTTTTTGAAAGCGTGGTACGAGCTCACGGCAGAGGCGGAACTGTCTTTGTACAAGTGGCGTTTCGCTACCAAGACATTTGACCTCAAACTATCGTTGCTGGCTGACCCTCCCGACACACGCTACAACACTGCCTACCAGGCACCGAACGGGATTCTGTCAGTTGATACCGTTATGGTCGGCAAGATCCCCATTGATTACGATCGCCATCAGGATCAAATTCACACGAATGACTCGGCGGATGATGATGTCATTATTCAGTATCGTTTTCGGGCTGACGAAACACTCTGGAACCCCTATTTCACGTTGCTGATCGTGTATCGGCTGGCGACAATGCTATCCTTTTCGGTGACTCGAAAGGTAGACGTTGCAAGCGCGATGAAAACACTTGCTGACGAACACTGGAAGAAGTCAAAGACTGAGGATGCGCAGGCGCAGACCAATCGAAAACTCAATCTGCGTCGTCTGGTGCGAGCCCGCGGAGGCAGGATAGATAAGTTTTGGCGTAATCGCTAATGACGACATTCCGCAATTTTCAATCCAACTTCTCTGGCGGGTTGTTGTCCGAGGGGATGCTTGGGCGCGTTGATCTGGCGCAGTACGAGAACGGTTGTCAAAAGTACAAAAACTGGTGGCCGAGAGTCACGGGCGGTGCGCGGCGTCGACCTGGCTCTGCCTTTCTATTCGGCGGCCCCATTGGTGCGGGACCAACAGGATTCCTTGATGATGCCATACTCATTGAGTCTTTCATTTTCAATGAGAGTCAAACCTACATCGTTATATTCCGTAACTCATCGGGCTCACCGAATGAAAATATCAGCATTCATGATCCAGATGATGGTTCGAAAGTTGATACCTTGAGTTTTGATTGGAGTGAAAATAACATCAAGGAAATGTCGGTGACGCAAAAGGGCGATGTAATGTTCTTGGCGCACACCAATCGCAAAACTCAGAAGATCACCCGCACCAGTGCAACGACATTCACGCTCACCGATTACGAGTTTGAAGGTCAGGCCCCATTAGGCGCGTATCCGAAGTTCATGCCGTTTTTCAAATTTACTGACCCGGAGGTGACAATCAATCCGAGTGGTCATACCGGCGTGGTCAACATCATTGCCAGCGCACCCGTATTTGATGATGGTTATGTGAACCACGCGATTCGATATCGCGGTAAGCAGATATTCATTACCCTGTTCAACACCACTACCAATCTTCTCGGCACAGTTTTGGAGGACCTGGATCAGGGCGCGGTACTGAGCTTCAATAGCAGCATCAATACGCCGAATGATTTCATCGTCGGTGAGATTATTGTCGGTCGGGATTCAGGCGTTAAAGCCGAAGTTGTCGAAACGCTCGGTAGCAGTATTTCAGTCGCCATGATTGCCGGTAAGTTTGCTGTCAATGCGACCGAGGAAATAGAAGGCCTCACCTCTGGCAACATTGCAAAGATCACCGGCAACACGCTTACCTCGCCACCCGCTCATGCTAATTGGGATGAAGAAGCATTTACCACAAAGCGTGGCTGGCCCGGTGTAATCGAGTTCCACTCGCAGCGCCTTTGGCTCGGAGGTAGTTCCTCACTTCCAGCCCATATCTTCGGGTCGAAGGTTGCTGCGTTTTTTAATTTCGATACTGGCGATGCATTGCCACATGAATCTATTCAAGCAGCGATCGTGTCGAAGCAAATCCTTCGTATTGTCGATCTCGTCAGTGGTCGTCACTTACAGATATTTACCGAAAACTCCGAATGGTATGCGCCGGAAGGTGATGATGTGCCGCTGATACCCGAGACATTTAATGTCGTTCAGCAAACGCACTATGGCACACGCCGTGGTGTACGTTCGGCAGTGTTCGATGAGTCGACTTTGTTTGTGCAGAACCAGGGCAATGCTATTCGAGAGTTTATCTGGCGCGACAGCTCACGCGGCTATTCCTCAGATCCCATTTCATTGATTTCAGAGGATGCAGTGCAGGCAGTTGTTGACGTTGAAGTTCTGTACGGTGGTTATGACCGACCAGAACAGATGGCCTTCTTTGTTAATGGCGATGGCACGATTGCTTGGTGGCATAGTGCCCGTGCCGAGTCAATTCGTTCATGGGGGGTATGGGATACGCAGGGCAAGTGGAAGTCACTGACCGTCATCGCGGACAAGCTGTATGCGCTGGTCGAGCGCACCATCCCGAACGGCACCTTTTTCTATCTCGAGCGATTTGAAATGAATCACACGCTCGATTGCACCCGCACGCAAGTCAATCTTGATGGTACGAAAACTTTTCTGGTTCCGCAGTCTGTCTGGTCCGGCGCAGCAGGACACATTGACGATGCTCTGGTGAGCGTTACCACAGCAGAGAGTCCACCGATAACCGAGGATGCAGGCCTGCTGACTGAAGGCTCAGAGGCAGACTTCTATCTTGGCGAATTTACTTTATCGTCGAGTGGCGGGCTTACACTCGATGCTGGCCCAGTGCATAACATCACTGTCGGCTTCAACTACACGCAGGAACTTGAGCCAATGCCGTTCGAGGTCAAAGATACCGAAGGTGTCACAGGTGGTCTGCCAAAACGTCTGGTTGCTGTCGATGTGTTCATTATTTCGTCACTGGCCTTAAAGCTCAACGGCCAAAAAATGCTGACCTTTAAGGTAGAGGACGATATCACCAAGAAACCGAAGCTGGTCAAGGGCAATCAGAAGTTCTGGTTGCTCGGATACTCTGAGCGGCCTACTGTTACGATCACAAACGATATCCCGCTTCCTTGTGAAGTGCTGGCGATCGCTGCTGAGGTGGAATACTAATGGCTGAATATGTATTTGTCATCGCTGCCATTGCGAGTGGTGCTGCCATTGCGGTCGATACGGCGAACACCATTGCGATTGAAAAGGATCGCCGCCGCCAGCTCAGACTCGAAAAGAAGAACGCGGAACTAGCCGCGCTCGATGAGCAAAACGAACGACTCAGGGAATTGTCAGCGGCCAACTCAGAGAATATTGCCAACTCAGGCAACCTCGATCCGTTCGCTTCAATGTCGTTGATTGCTGGTCGAGCATTTAATTTCAGGGCAGCAGAGAGCGACCAGGAGAACATTCGCGTCAATCTCGCTACCACACGGGCACAGATCGCAACCAAAATCGACATATCACGGCGCAACGAGAGTACTGCCAAGACAACAGGCCTGCTGAATATCGTTGCCATTGGAGCAGGTGCGGTGGATCAGTTTTCGCAGCTTGGTAAGCCTGCGATACCACCACCGACGCCGCCAGCACCGGCACCGAAAAAGAAACGGAGAAGGGGAACATTCGAGTAATGGCCAAGCTCACACGAAAAGTAGGCATCACTCAGGCCCGGGTCATAATCCCTGATCAGCCAAGTATCGGACCCGCGCTGGTCAGGACCGCAGCAGGCATTGGCGACATCGCGTTCCGGCGTGCTTCTGAAAAGCGCGTCGAGGAAGCTAATCTCGCTGCACAGGCTTTGGTATTCGAGCGTAATGAAGAAGGCAACCTCGTCGCACCAACCTTACCGATCGGTAAGAATGGGCTGGTAGCGCCGAACATCTTCTCACGCCAGTACACGGCTATGGTCGGTACGCGCTTTCTGCAGCAGACCAACCTCGACGCTAACAAGAAGCTGAATCAGATCGCCAGCGACCACCAGCTCGACCCGGAGGGCTATCAGGAGGTGGCGGAGTCCTACATCGAGGCCGTCACGGATCTCGCGCCAGCGGCCGTCAGGGGCGATGTCAACCGCATTGCTCAGGAGGTGGCAGTCGGGCATTTCAATCATATTGTGCGTAAACGCGCCGAGTTCGATTTCAACCAGGCCGCGGATACACACGCCAACACTGGCAATGAGATTTATCGCAATCTCTCAGGCCTTGCTGAAACGGGTGCGCCGACACAATTGGTCGTTGAGGAGTACGCCAAGCTCATCGCACATATCGCTGATGGCGTTGACTTCAATTATTTCAACGAGGCCGAGGGCGAGCTGCGCGTGCAGGAGCTGGATAGCCGCCTGTCCCTTTCGTTCATGGCCGGCGAAATTACCGACTTGCCGAACACCGCCGAGGGCGCGAGCTTTGCCGTTGAACAGTACGTCCGGTTCATGGAAGGCGAAGGCACTATTAAGGTCATTCGCCTCAATGATGATGGCGAGGGTGAAGTGGTTAGCGTGCCGGTGACAGAGGTTCACCCGGATAACGAAGTACGCCGCGCGATCGCTGGCGTTGCAATCAACATGATCCAGACTAAAGAAGCGGCCCGCTCAGGCGCACAAAGCGATCGTTTTAACACTCAGAGCAATGAGTTCTATTCCTGGTATCTGCCACACGTTATCGACGCAACCCGCCGTGGTGACCTGATTGATATGCCACAGATGCAGCGATGGTTTGATGAGGCGGAGCTGACCGAGAACCACCCGCTGAAGAAAGCGATTGCGAATCTGATGCTCAATGCATGGGGCTCCAATGCCGGTAGCAACGGCACCCGGGCAGAACGCCGCGCCAAAGCTGCACTCGCTGACAACGAGCAAGTACGTCAGAATACAGTTGAGCAATTCATGAAAAGATTTGGCATTGAAAATCTTGATGACATGAGCAACGAAGAACTGGCTGATTTTGACGATGCAATATGGAGAAAGACCGGCCCGATTGATATTCAGCAATCAGCGGAAATGGCTGAAACTCTGGATGGATTATATGATGCGATGGCACAGGGTCAGGTCGATATTCGTACTTCGAGTCTCGAGGACATTGAACGGTGGATCAATGATGGTCCGGGTAGGGTCGGTGTCATCACCTGGGGGCTTTCAATTCCGCTCAACTCCATGCTTGCCAGCGACAATGAAGATGAGGTCAATCGCGCACTCGCTGTCGGTCGGATGCTTTTCAATAATCCAGTTACGCAGCGAAACATGGCCGACGCTACTGCGCTCGGTGAGAATAACGCTGCTGCTCTGGCTTATATGTTTGACAACTGGGCGCCGGGATCAATTCAAGCGGGGCTCGCAACCGAACTGTTGAAAAAGTTTGGCACAGGACGGAACCCGCATCTTGAATGGGAAGCGATGAACGCTGACGCGCGTCAGGCCATGATGGCCGAAATGGAAAAACAGCTCGACGGTAGATTTAGTTCTGTAGCACCGGGTCTTACGAGCAATCCATTTGATGTGCAAACATTCAGCTTCCCGGCTTTGTC